TTTTGCACCAGGTCAGCTCGTCCTCTATCGCGAAAATGAGCTCCCCCTTTTCCAGATTTTCTGCTAAAGTTCAGCCCTCCTTCCTCAAATTCATCGAATCAACACACCTCACCTGTCGTGAACGTAAAGTTTACGACAACTACTTCTCGAACACTGAAGGATACTGTTACATTCGATTGTTAACATCGAAGTACAGATTGCAGGCCGTGCGGAAACTGCGCGATGATCCTGCACTAACTGAAGTGTTCGACCTACCAGTTTACTGGTTTCACACCCACCGAATTCTCAAAGCCGACCGTCATCCCGGCTCCATCCACATCACCAGGGCGTCCGGTTTCGACGCCGATCTCCCCCGCAACATCCTCAAGGCATTGTTCAAATGCAAAAAACTCAGAGGTGTCCCTGTTGGGTCTACCACACGACGTGTCGACGCCGTAGAATACGCCATGGCTCATGGGCGTTTCCCCACGGCAGCTGCAGTCTCGAATAGAGTGGCAGCTGACATATTGTTGAGCCAGCCCAATCTCTCTATCTCCCGCGGTCAATTAAGGGCTTACCGCACCCAAAAATTCGTTCCCTCGCCTAACGTGCCGGCAAAAGCACGCACCGCTACCATCTCCGACGCGAGCGCCATGGCCTCCGGAGAGATCTTATACCCATCCTTGTTCGAGGACAAGAAGGAGAACCTGATTGCTTACAAGCAATCGTTCAGCAAATTCGTAAACACGCCCATCAATCCCACACACAAATCATTCCGAAAGATGGCGGAAATCTTCAAGTATCCTATGAACTACGTCCCTCAAGTCGTAGATCACGGCGAAGCTATCACAGCACGCCGCATGTGGCAGCGCGCCATTGAAGAAAATACGCAATACGGTGTGGTGGCGATCGTTGCTCCTTCTCTCGTAGAATGGCATGCGAATCCCAAGGCCATTGCTTGGTATAGAGATCCAAACCAAGGAGTTGACCCCGCTAGAGTCAACGTGCCGTGCAAAATGTGCGGAGAAAATCGCTGCTTGATACTCAAAGCCGCAAAGTCAGAAGGTAGGGTCGTCACTGGCCCTAAAGATGCTGCAGTCGCTTTGTTCAAGCGATTCAGCCCCGACTATTTGGTTCTCATGAACATAGAACCCAACATTGCTTCCGCCGAC